ATGGGGGTTTTACCCCCCATAATGTTTTTGTTATTAGTATGCTCCGTAGTAAACGATATCCTGTCCAACACCGAATTGTGTTCCTGCAGTATATCTCATTATTACACGATAGTTCTGTGAACCATCAATGTTAGCCATATCTAATACTTTAACTTCGTTGTAATCACTTAACAATCCCGTTCCGAAGAATAGATTTGATTTCTGTGCTGCTACGATTTTAGAATCAGTTAAACCTGGACAGTTTACGATTTCAATACCATTGAAGTTCATTGGTTTCTCACCAACGTTCAATTGATTGTTCCATCCGTTTGCTCCTGCTGAACCACCTGCTAATGCTTGTTGGTATGCCTTTGCAACGTTAGTTGGTACATAAAGAAGTACATCTTCTTTACCGTAAACAGTTGAAGGAATTGTATCAACGATTGAATTCAATACTGATAATACGTTTGTAGATGTTACTGAACCAGAGATGATAGTAGTACCAGACTTAGCTGCTAATACTGCTCCTGCTCCACCTGCTGCGATTGATGCAGAAAGTGCAGTTTGGAATCCACCGAATTGACCGTTAGTTGCAGCGGCTCCTTGCCAAATAGAGATTTCAGTTGCCTCGGCAACTTTTCCACCTACGTAGCTCACCAAAAAATCATTAAAGTTAGCTGGAATTTCATCAAAAGCAGAGAATCCTAATTGCATAGCTTCCCAAGAATCAACGAACTCTTGCTTACATAATTGTAAGTTAACCTGTAATTCTTTTGGTTCTAAGATTCTTTCAGAGATTGCTACTGAACCTGATGTAGAGAAATCACAAGACGCATCTTGTACAATTCCACTAACATCTAACTTTTGGATAACAGATTTGAACTTCACGTTTGGCATGATAGTTACATATTTGTTATCGAGTGTTTTAGCACTCAAAAGTGCCGCCGCAATGAACCCACTTGCCGCCTCTCCTGCATAGGTAGAGTTGGATATAGTAGGTAATTGAAAATTTTGTTTTCTTTTCATTTTAATACTTTAAATTAGTTAATTTTTTATTTATATAATTTAGATAAGAATGATGATTGTGAATTTCCAATCTTCTTACCATAATTTGCTTTATTCTTTTCTGCTGAAAACTTAACACTTTCTTCAATTGGTGCTCCATCTAACTTAGGAAGTTCTTCTTCCATATCTTCTTCTTCAACAACTTCTTCATCTACCGGTGCATCTTCTTCCATCTTAGCAATTTTCTTTTCCATCTCTTCGATTCTATAAGCCATCTCTGCTACGGTTTTAGCTAAATCCAATGGTAATCCATCAGTTTCAGGCATATCTTCCGAAGGTTCTAATGTTTCTTCTGCTAATAGAGTTCCATCGGTTACAGAACCTGCTGCATCTTTAACAACATCAACTGCTGGTGTTTCACCTGCTTGTGGGATATCTTCAACTTTCTTAGTTTCAGCATCTTCATCGGCTAATTCAACATTTGCTCTTTCAGTAATTATACCATCTTTGGAAATTACTTTAATTAAGGTTTCATTTCCTTCTGAATCAGTAAGAGATAATTCGTGCTCACCATCTGGAGCTGGAGTCTTAACTCCATCTTCTGAAACAACTTCTAATAACTCACCTACATCAAATGTAGGAGATTCTACTATTGTTCCATCGTTTAATTTTGCGTAAGTAAACTTAGCTTCCTCCTTTGAAAGAAGTGTTAATATCCTACTTAAAACAGTTTTTGCGTTCATAGTTTTTTTACTTTATTAAATTATACAATAATAACAACTCTTTTTATAAAAGTTGTAATTTTTTTATGGTATGTATTGACCTGTAAGCGCAAACCAATTATCTTTTCTTTCTCTGGAAGTTAATATTCTGTTGTAAGCATATAATCTGACAACACTACCACTATAATTATTAGAGCCATCAACACCAAATCCGAATGTTAAATTTGAAGCGGCAGAGCCAGAAAAACTTAGTGGACTAATATTCGATATATCTCCTGTTGTACTACTACCATTTGTATTTCCATACCAATTTAATGTATATGGTCCTGTTGGGAATGTGCTAGATGATGGATATGATAATACAAATTGTTGAGGTGTATTTGGAAATACTCCTTTTAATCCATTGTTAAAAGATGCATTATTTAAAGTATCGGTTACAAAGCCAGCGCCACTTTGATAATTTATAAATCCAAAACCAGAGTTTGCACCAGTTCCACCTTGATATGAATAATACCAACCTGGAGCATCCGTTCCTTTTGCAAAGAAAGTTGGTTTATATGATACCGAAGATGTGGTTGCTAAATTAACTAATGTATAAACTTCCCATTGAGAGGAACTTATACTTGCAGTCATATTGTTATCAAATTGCAACCACTTATTTCCATCAAATCCAACTGTATTACCACCATTGTATATCAGTGGATCTGATGTTGTTCCTGTTACTGATGCGGTATAATTACCAACCGCAGAATTCCAAGTTAATGAGCCAGATTGATAATCTTGTGATGTAAAATCAAAAACTAATCCAACTGGCGTGATAGATGAGGTGGCATATCCTCCTACAAATGAAAATGGGTTAAATCTCATTATACTAAATTTTTAACATAAGCAGAGTATATAGATGATGTATCAAACGTTACAAACGTTAAAATATCTTTAGAGCCAGATGCTGCAGTTGGAACATATGCTAATCCAAATACTTGTCTAAATTGTGGAGCAAATGTTAAAGTTCCACTACCACCAGCTCCTTGAGTTACCAATACGTTTATAGTTTGACCTTCTTTTATATTAGTAGCTGCTAGTCTTGTAGCTACACTATTTGCTAATGTAAGAGTAAAGAAGTTACCCAAAGAACAATCCATACTTGCAGTAGTTGATACAATACTTAATGGAATTATATTACCATAAACTGAACCTGTTATCGTTTGTGAGCCAGAGAATACGTTAGAAGTGCTACCTGCGTAACTACTACTTGCTGCATTTAAACTATTTATAGATACCTGTTGTGATGCAGATGATGCGTTTAAATTAGTAATACTAATAGCTGCTGATGCAGTAAATATTTCTAAGTTAGCCGTTTCTACTAATATACTAGCCGTTGTTGTATTTAAGTTATTTATAGATACTTGCTGCGATGCAGATGATTGATTTAGATTTGTTACCGATATGTTTAAAGATGCGGTAGTTGCTTCTAAATTACTCAATCTAATATTCGCACTTGCAGTAAACGATTGTAATGAAGCTGATGCTTGATTCAAAGGATTTAATGCTGCTATTGATATTACAGATGAAGTAAATGCAATTAAAGAATCTACTTTTTGATTATTAGATGATGTATATGAATTGTATCCACTATTGATTGTTAATTGGGAAGCAGTAAATGCGTTTAATGATGCAGTAGATTCATTTAATGGTTGTAATGCTACTATCGATAATACCGATGAAGTAAATGCGATTAATGAATTTACCTTCTGATCATTAGATTGTGTATATTGATTAGTACTTGCGATAAACTGATTAGTACTCGCAGTAAACTGATTAGTACCTGCTAAACTGGCAGTGACTGTATTATACCCACTATTGATTACCAATTGTGAAGCAGTAAAAGCATTAGTGTTTTGAATACTAGCAGTAAAAGAATTTAATGAAATTAATGATGCTGTAAATGATGAGGTGTATATACCAAAATCAGTTTGATTAACAGTCGAATCAATCATATCAGTATTGAATCCTCTTAATCTAGATGGTGTAATGTATCCAGTATTATTATTTGGAAACTCTTGATTATTTGCAACCTTTAAGGCCTGCTTACTTATTTCTGACATATCGTTTATTGCGTTTTAACTTGTAATTTCGTATCCTTCGTCATAACCATCATCAAATCCACCTCTATTTGGATATGGAGATTCTATTTGACCTATTCCCTGATTTATAAGAAATCCTTTGCAACATTTAACATCGTAAGTATTGCTATCTAAGCACAGACATGCTCTTTGTGAATTTTTAGGAGATGATAATCCCTTAGTAGGACCTATGTATATACCGGAGTTATTCTCTCGGTTTACAGAGTATCTTAAATTACCATTTCTACTATTAGACCATTTAGCCATAGGTGTTCTTTTTTAATAATAACAACGATATTTCTAAAAATACTGATTACTTATGTGAACTCATAAGTTCCCTATTGATTAGGGTTTCCAATTGGACTTTATCTGCTTTATAGGCTAAGAATAACAAACACTTTTCTAATTCTTCTTCTACTACTTTATCAAATCGTAGGATGTCATTTTCTGCAAGTTCAACAATTGTTGCATAGGTGCCCCATTTCTTGCCAAAATTTGCTTGATGTTGGGATGCAGATCCTCCACCTTCAAAGAGTTCAGGATAGAACTGAACAAGTTTATCTGCAAATCTAAGAAAAAAAAAAGTGATCCAAAGTGTGTATCCATTCCTACATCTAACCATTTCTCCCATTGGTGATTACCTTCGTATCGTTGGATAGAATACATATCCCCAGCCTTCTTTGTTACAGGTCTATATAGTATATTCATTATCTTAGCCCAATTTGTATCCATAGTAATTACATCGTACTTTGATATATCAGCATACGCACCATAACTCATTTTAGATAGATTTGGTTCAATACCATACTCTACTCCAGCTATCGTTATAAACTTCTTTAAGGGAAGTTCTACGTTGCCTATGAAACTATTCAACTCATCTCTAATAGTTTTGTACGCATCGGCAGGTAAAGCCTGGAGATACTTTGGGTCTAATCCACATAGATACTGTATAGTAATAGCTCCAATTGCTTCTTCATTATCTTTGTAGTTATCTACTTCCTTTTGTAAATCTAGCCATCTTCTTAATGGAATATCTGCGTAAGATGTTGGTATAGTTATTTCTACTTCTTTTATCATAATATGTATCCGTTTAATATTTTCATTAATTGTTTTATTTTAGCATCACCATTCTTTACGTATGCATCCATTGCTATAATTTTAGCTCTAAGTTCTTCGTTTTCAGCCTGTAATGATTTAGCGAATAGGATTAGTTCCCGTATCTCTTCTTCTGTCCATGTCTGCATATTATCTAAATGATATACTGTATTTACCTGCCTTTTGTTTTCTAACATTCAACTCCTCCATACATACATAGCGAATAGCATCGATTGTATGGTTTGAATAATCAACCGGAATGTTTTCAAAATTACCATTTTTATCAACAGTCCACACATACTCATTAAACTCCTTAACAATATTTACACTACTCTTTAGTATATGTAATTTATGTTGGTGCATTATATCAATACCCATCTTAATACTATCCTTACCCTTTCTAACAGGCTTAATGTTAAATCCAGCGCGGTATATCTCTTCTATCAATCGGCTTTCTGCACTATCTCCCCATATTGGTAATCTATCTACTTCTAATGCCGTTAATGCATCTATGATTTCAGATGTCACCATACCTGTTTTATATATCAGTTCTTCAAAGTATAGGTTTTCATTCCATTTGTATACCGCTACTAATGTAGTTGGGTCTATACTGAATCCATAATCTTGTCCAAATGCTA